TTCGTTGTTTGCTCCTTTTTTTCTTTTACATTCTACGTAATTATAACACAAAGAAGACTAAAATTCTCGTATTTTTCGCAGTTTTTACCGATAAATCGTTTTCATAACGAGATTCTTTAGTTCATCTTCCAATTCTTTGTTTTTCTGAACTGTATAGCCCTTCAATTGAAGAGTTTTTTTCTCATCTTCATAGCGTAATACCACAGGATATGGCCCTGGATATTTTTTCAAGATAGAAAGAATCGTTTGATCCTGACGATGATCGAGCAACTGAATCCAGAATTTCTCATTAGTCGCTAGTTGAGCCTCTGCTAGAATCATCTGTAAGCGCCCATCACGCTCCTGTACCTTCCCCGTCAAGTAATAAAAGCCACCTTCTTTTATCAAGGAGGAAAATCGATTGTAGGTTTCAGGGAAAAGGGTCACATCCAATTTTTTCTTGGTATCACTGACTTGTAAGAAAGCCATGAGATCACCTGACTTGGTTCGAATGGTTCGAATGTTTTGTACCTCAATGAGAATGCGTGCCTGCTCTCCTTGTATGAGTTGAGAAATTGGTTGGATCTCGTAGGGACTCGTTTGCCCAATCGCAACCAAAGGGTGGGTACTGAGCCCGATGCCAATAATGGCCTCTTCCTTCTCATATTTTTCAGCCTGGCTAAAGTCTTCCACTTCTGTCCAGGAATAGTTAGAATCCGCAAACAAACTGCCTAGCTCATCAGCAAAGACAAACAAATTCGGCAAATTGTGAAGCACCTTGCGTCTATTCTTCTCAAAGTTATCAAACAACCCTAGTTCTACTAAAGGCGTCAATAGAGGTAATTTATGATACTGATTAGGAAGGCGTAAAATAAAATCTTCGACACTTTCAAAGGGACGATTGTCAATGATCCAATACGCTAAATCTCTTGGAAGTCCCTTGATATTTTTCATTCCCAAGTAAATTTTTCGATCCTGAAACTTATCTCTGTAAGGGATGGTATTGATGGATAATGGCGCGACTTTAAAATCAAACTGGAGAGCATCTGTCAGATAATCGCTACTCGAATAATTGAGCATAACATCAAAGAAAACATCTGGATAATGGACCTTGAAATAGGCCATCTGAAAGGCCAAGGCAGAATAGGCATAGGCATGGGAACGGTTAAAACCATAGCCTGCGAATTTTTCCATGATCGCAAAGACCTCTTTGGCTTTTTCTTCCGTATGACCAAGTTTAAGAGCACCCGTGACAAAATCGTCTTCCATCTTGTGCATTTCAGTCGCATTTTTTTTGCCCATGGCCCGACGTAAGATATCGGCTTTCCCAAGGCTAAAGCCTGCAAAATGCTGGGCAACTTGCATAACCTGCTCTTGGTAAAGCATGATCCCATAAGTGGGCCGTAAGATTTCTTCAATAGCTGGATCCAGAATGTCAACTTTTTCCTGGCCGTGCTTTCTTTTGACGAAATTATCAATGTAATCACTAGCTCCTGGACGATTGAGAGAGGTGGTCGCTACCACTTCTTCGAAATGATTGGGTCTCACACGTCTCAAAAGGCGGATAGCTCCTGCTTGTTCAAATTGGAAAATCCCCTTGGTATCCCCAGCAGCAAATAAGGCCAAGGTTTCTTGATCTTCTAAATCAATGGCTTCAATCACGATCTCTTCTTGGTACTTTTCATAGACGGCTTCCTTCATTTTCTGAACAAAGGTTAAATTTCGCAGACCCAAAAAGTCCATCTTCAACAGACCATTGGCTTCAACCGCATGGGCATCATACTGGGTGACAAACATGTCTTCTCCATACTTGAGAGGAATGTGATCCGTCAAATCCTGGTCACTCATCACAACACCCGCCGCATGGATCGAGGTCTGTCTAGGTTGGCCCTCAATTCTTTTGGCAATTTCAAAGCCACGTTCAAATTCTGTTCGACTATGAATCACTTGTCGAAAAGCTAGATTCTGTTCATACGCTGTCGTCAGTGTATCCCTAAAGCCAATCCGCTTGGTAATGGAGGTTAATTCGTACTCTGGTACCCCAAAACGTTTAAAAACATCTCGAATGGCTTGTTTGGCCCCAAAGGTTGAAAAGGTCACGATCTGAGCCGCATGGTAACTCCCATAACGGTCTCTCACATAACGGATAAATTCTGGACGATAGATATCAGGAATATCAATATCAATATCCGGCATGGTGTAGCGCTCCACATTTAAAAAGCGTTCAAAGAGGAGGTTCTTCTCCACTGGATCAATCCCTGTAATCTCCAGGGCATAAGCTACCAGTGAGCCGACAGCAGACCCACGCCCCATTCCCATATAATATCCCTGACTTCGTCCGAAACGAAGAAGATCCCAGACAATCAAGAAATAATCATCAAAGCCCATTTGGTGAATAATGTCTAATTCATGCTCCAAACGTTCTTGATAGACCGGACTAGTCAAGTTCTTTCGAAGAAGACCGGCTTGGGCTAATTCTCTCAGTTCCTCAACAGCTGGTTTCTGAGGATTGAAGCGAGGCAATTTCAACTGGGTATCAATGTCGTATTGAATTCCTTGGACAAGTTTTTCCAGATTTGTGATAGCTTGAGGAAATCGCTCTGCAAAATCATTCTGTAACTCCTGAGGAGTTTTTAGGACTGTTCTAGGATCAATTTGTCCTGTTTCTGTCAAGCTTTGATTATCCTTGATGGCCGCGAGCATCTGCATGGCTTCCACATCTCCCGCCTCAAAAAATCGAACGGTATGAAGAGGGAGCACAGGGTGGCTAAACTCTTGAACCGGCGTATCCGCAAAAACTCCGATGAAGTAATCTAGACCAAACGGCAAGTCTCCACTAGCAAAAGGCGCTGGGACAATAACTGCTACTCCTTCTGTTAGGTGCTTCACATCCTCCCAATTGCTCTTCCCCATCATTTTGACGGTCGACATCTTCATCAAATTTTGGTAGCCCTTCGTGGATAAGGCCATCATCCGAAACGGAATTGTTTCATTGTCTACTTCTAGTCCAATTTCTAAACCGACCAAGGGGCTGAGTTTTTGGGCCTGACAGGCTTCGATAAATTCATAGGCACCATACAAATTATCTACATCCATGATTCCCAATGCGTCATACCCAATACTTTTAGCCACTTGGACATACTCTTTTATGGTCACAAGGCTTTCCATAAAAGTATAGACTGATTTGGTATCTAGCTGTGCAATCACTTTTTCTCCTCCCTCACTTGTCTATTTTTGGGACTCTTTTTTGTACAAAAAAACACCACTGCTACACAATGATGTCTCAACAACGGAAGACATGGGATTCGAACCCACGCACGCTTTTACACGCCTACCGCGTTTCCAACACGGCCTCTTAAGCCTCTTGAGTAATCTTCCATGAATAAAAATATGGAGCCGGTGGGAGTTTCTAAAACTCAATTATATAGCTGTTTTTAGGTTTTAGGGTCTGTTTTAGGTACTGACTTCTAAAACTTTCACGGCTCATCATTTGTATTACTAGTTTAGCATAGGTTCCAAGAAAGTTCAAGCTTAATTATAAAAGAGATATAGAATGAAGCTATTTAATAGGAAAAAATCTTTTATTTTTTTAAAAAAAGTTAATAAAATCTCTTGACTTAATACAACTTTAGTTGTATAATATATACATAAGGTTAAGGAGGAAACCTTAGACAAGGAAACTAAAGAAAGGGAAAATAAATGTTAAGGCGAAGAAAAAAGCCAATCAAAGCTAAGACGAATAAGCTAGTAGTCAAAATCAACTTGTTCATCATAAGCATTGAGTGGCACATCGAATTCGGATAGTGAGCAATCACTATCCGCCCCTTGGTGGGGCTTGCTTTAATTATAACAGGTATCGTGATGAAAGTAAAATTTAATGTTAAAAAAACCACAGCTAGAGAAAAACTTGAGTTTATTTTAGGGCTTCTGTTGATCGTAGTGATCATTTGGTTTTTTGTGAGGTAAATATGTTAGTTGATATCAATGCTATTAAATGGCTGCTAGAAAATGCCACAGCCTATTCTATTAGTAAAAATTGTGGATTATCCACCCAAGCTGTAGACAAATATAAGAATGGTATTTCTGATATTATGAATATGCGTTTGAAACACGCAATTAAAATGACAGAATATGCCAGTCAGTTAAAAAACAAAAAGTGATGGTTATTTAATCATCACTTTTTTTGATGTAAAAACCCATTGCTTATAGCACAGAATCAAAAAAATATAGTCATTCGATTGAGGTTACAACAGACAATTTTAAAAATGTCTATTAAAACGGAAAATAAAAAGACCCCCTCAATCGAGGGGGTTGTGTGTCTTATATATTATAGAGTTTCCGGCCACGGGTCTTCCGTGACATATACCACGCTCGAGAAGCGAATATCTCCGATGTCTCGATCCGTTGGTACTGGGTCATCGAATTGCAAACGGAATTGATTGCCGTCACCCGGCCCACCAAGGTACCAAGTACCCAGCCGTTGCCCCTTGTCATTCGTAATCATACCGATTTTTGACCCAAGCGGACGAAAACCTACTGGTATGCCTTGAACATTTAAGATGACAACATTTCGTTCACGGTCAGATCCTTGTGGGACATATCCAGCACTATTTCTTCGCCTAATTCCAAACCAACCCCACGCCAGACCACCAAAATTAATTTCCACAGTAGAGTTGATACGTCGAAATTCCATATATGATGCACCGAGAGTAGAATTTATATTTCTTGCCCGCACTTGTCCTGTGTCACCCGATAGGACATCCCATTTATCACGGCCATCTCTAGTACGTTTTCTAATCCACTTAAAAGCACCGTTCTTTGCGGTTGTATCGATGTAAGTCGTACCGATATCAGCATCAAGAGCGTATGGGAAGCCTTGGCCTTTTAATTCGCTACTAGAGCCACCAGAACCAGATCCGACTGAGCGTTTCAGTTCTTCCAAGTCGTTTTTTGACGCAAGCTGACTTGTGTCAATCGTTGGTAACTTGGATCTTGTGATAAACGGATCGCCACCGTTTTGCAATTTTGTATCGATGAGAGCGTCCAGACCAAGGTCTACGTGCTTCTCTTTGATGTTAGTGGTCATCTGATTCTGTAGCGCTGTATACGTTGGAAAGAGTTCGTAAGCCTTGGAAGTTTGCAATGCTCCGCCTTGATTGGCTTGAATCTCCCCAATATCACGCCCAATCTGTTGGATAGCTTTTTTTAATTTATCCATTCAGCACCTCCTTAGAGGGTATTTTTAGCTGTGGTATAAATCTGTACAAAGTCAGTATTTTCCAAGTCGGTGAATTTCTGACCAAGCTCTGTCATTTTTGACACAATCGCGCTGTCTGGATTTTCGCCAGCTTTTATTTTATCTGCGATTTCTTTGAGTGTGTCCAATTCCTCGGGTACACCCTCGCCCAAAATAGCAGTTTTTACCCCAGCGATAGCAGTTTCGAGTTGCTGTTGTGTGATTCCGCCTTGCCCGATTTCTGACTTGTCAGCCTTGTTAGCAAGTGTGGTTTTGATTTCTTTTACATCAGCACCGACCGCTTGTGCGAATTGTGTTAGTTTCTCAGTATTTAAAGTCATGTTTTTCTCCTTCAAATTTTAGCTAGGTTGTATAACGTGGTTAAGTCTGGCAATTCTTCTGCTTGCGGGCCGTTCGGGTGCTCTGCGATGTACTTGTCGATCTCGGTTCTAACATCGTTTTTTACAAGATTTAGGGTTTCTTCCGTTGTAAATTCTTCTGCAGATTTCGTGACCTCAAGCCGAGTACTTCGATCGCTCGGTAAAATGTAGCCATTACAAACGACTTCGACAAGATATGATCCGATCGGCAATACCTTCCCGATTTTAAAAGTGACTCTGGACTTATCCACTGTACTTTCAAATGTGGCTTTTCCTTTCTGGTTAAAGATCCTGATTGTGGCATTCTTGCCATTCAGCTCGCTGATCGGGCGCATGTTTTCATCCAGTAGCTCATAACCAAACAGAGAGGCAGAGTCGCCTTGCTTGACGACTGCCCCTCCTTCGAATTGTTTGAGGTTTGTAGAGTTTAATCTCAATTGTCTACCTCCTTTTAGTTTTAGTTTCCTGTTTGCCCCTGTGTAGCTTGTGCACGTTCTTCAATAGCCTTAACCACTGATGCGCTGGCTTCTTCAATCGCTTTAGATACTTCTGCGCTATCTCGTGATTGGCTGTCAAGGAAACGTGTAAAATCTCCATCGTCAAGCTTCAAATGCTTAGCCCCGTTTGATTTTAATTCATCAACCGTCCCCATGCTACCAATACCGAATACTCGACCATTAACAACTCCGACATATCCTTGCTTTCCGCTTGTGCTTCGTACTACAAAATTCATATCTTCTTCCTCTTCTTTCTTGCTTAATTCGCTTCCAATAATAACCACATTTTTATCCAGGCCGCCCGCTAGACCTGTGCTAGTAAATTGCCACCAGCGGGTATGATCCATACTTGGATACACACCCCAATAAGGCTCTGGACGTACCTCGTAATCGGGGTAAGCTGCAATCCAAAGACTATTAGGATATTTAGCGGTAATCTGCTCTACATAGATATTAGCCAATGTGTACGGCTTATAACTGTAATAGATAGGCTCAAACCCGTTCGACTTGCAAATATCCATAAATGCCAATACAGCGTTGGTATTGGCTTGTTTATCACCGCTTGCCCCATCTTCATAGTCACACACTAGGTAGCGTGGACGTGATGGCAGGTTAGCGATGAAATAGTTAGCTTCAGCTTGTGCTGTCGCTACATTGCCACCAAAACGGGCAAAGTGATAGTAACCAATGCAGTTGCTTGTATTTGTCTGCTGTGTTGCTACTGGACTAATCCAACCGACACCCTCAGTTACCTTGATGATGGTATTGTTAGTTCCCGATGCCTGACAGATACCAGTCAAATCTGATGACTGATAAGCCGATACATCGATAAAGTAATCACCCTTACCAAGTCCACCCGATTCACTTTCAGAATCATCAAATGGCAATTCAAACCAACCAACCATCCGCTGACTTGGTGCGTTCCAGTCGACATAGCTAAATGTCCCATCGCTCGATAAATTTCTACGTACTCTGCGAACCCATCCGCCATTATATAAGGCATCTGAATTTCCATCTATATTTTGCTCTATCGTGGTAACAGTACCGTCTGCGTGTTCTGCGACCACAAAGCCGATATGCCCAAATGCATGATTTGGAGAGCAATCAGAAACGAATACTGAGCCGACAGGAGGGTTATTAGAGCCGTTAAAGCGTGTTACCTTAAGTCCTAATGCAGAAGCTCTGTCCAGTCCGTTGATAGCGTTTAAGTAGCTGAAATTGAGATTGTACAATCCTTGATATTGTAGAATGTTGTCAATTAATGCCACACATTGCCCGCCATAAGGATTGGTCGGAACGGTAACACGTTGATTGACTACGCTATCTAGCGTGTCTAGCAATTGTTTTCGAGTAGTCAAAAGACCGCCTCCTTTTATTAATCTTGGTTAGGTTCTTCATATCCTAAAGCTCGTGTACTATCGCTCAAACCTGTCGTTGTAGGGTCATTGACCACTCCGACCAAAACAAGGAACGCAAACAATACATTGACGAATACCAAGATTTTATCAATGGTTTGGCCAAACTCTAGCTTGATACCGAAGATATCCGCAAACGCTTGGAATAGCAAGGCCAAGGCTGGCACAAGGGCAAGCCAAAAGTTTTTGTTTTTCAATCGTACAGACCAGTTAATTTTGTTCATAGTAGTTACCTCTTAATTATTTTTATTTTGAATTAATGCTTTAAGTTCCTTCATATCCTCGCTTAAGGCTTTGACCTGCTCTGCGAGGATCAATAGAGACTTATTCTGTTCATCGTGGTTATCTAATCGTCTAACAGCCGTCAGACGAAAATCACGCATGTTTTCGATGTCTTTTTCGATCACGACCATGCGTTTTTCTTGCGCCACGACACTTCCTTTAAAATTACCGTAAATTCCAAGGAGGACACCGACAAATCCAATGATCATGCTGATGTCCTCTGGTGTGAAGTGGATCATAGATCACGCCCCTCTCTGATTAAAGTGTTGGTTGTGGTGTAGCTGTAGCCACTGGTTGAGTTTCAAGTTCACCAGAAGGTTGTCCTGACTTTTCTTCCTTCTCTTCTTTTGGTTTAGTCCATCTCCAGATGCCGATTTTACCATTTTGATAAAGGCTGTTTAATTGATCCAAAGTTTCGCCTTGATAAGTAAATGGTTCGGTCACTTGGATCATGACACGCTTACCTTCTCCAAAAGCTTCTGTGTGGTTTGGATCTTCAATCGTAAAGATCTCTTGTGGTTGATATGTTTTACCAACTTGTCCAAGATCTACTAACTCAAGTCCACGCTTAAAGATTGTCGGATCCATTGGATTGTCAATATCTGTTACACGAGCTAAAAGATTCCAATCAGCAACGTCCTTGATCTTCTGGATTTGGTTTGCTTTCTCCTCGTTATCTTTGGTGAGAGCTTGGATTTTGGCAATAGCGTCATTGTTAGCTTCAACAGATTTGTCTAACTCTTTCTTGATGGCTACTACTGCGCCAGATGTGTCAAGTTCCATGCGGACGATGTTCAATACTGCTTCGACCAGTGTTGCATCATCTTCTGTCATGCGGTTTGTTGGCAAAATTTCCTCAAATACTCGATATGGGAAGCCTTGCTTGATTGCTACTTTGGTAGTGTTAGCTACTGCATCGTATGATTTAAATTGTACTTTGTAATCCATTATTTAGTTACCTCGTTTTTGTTTTTAATTTCTTCGAATAGGTCCTTCAAGTCTTTGTCAGACTCTAGGACAGAGCGATAAAATTCTAGCTCTTGAGTGAGCTGTGTGACTTCCTGCTGTGATTCGGTCAATCGAGCTTTAAACTCGATTTCACCAAGTGTCTTCTCGCTAAGTTGTTTGTTCAACTCAGCGACCATCGAAATTAAGATCTTTTCGTTCATTGTTCACCTTTTAACTAATATTTGGTCTGTCAAATGACCAAGTGTCAAGCATATCCTGTATTTTTCTCTGCATAGCACCGTTCATCGTAACACTGCCTTTGGCGTGTGCCCACAATTTCCACAATGCAGCGACACTTTCTTCCAAACGTACAAAGCCATCTGGATTGTCTGTATCTGATTTTGTTTTTTTTGGAACGACAATATGCCTAGCCCAAATTTCCGAATTTTTATTCCACAATCCAGGCGTCAATGTTTGAGTTACTACACTAAAGTTCCAACCATCGTCAGATGATGCGTGACGCATATAGTTATAGTCAGCGTACTGGAACATTTTATCAACCCCTTTGTTTGAGTTGTTATCAATGACTATCCCCGAAAATGATGTGGAATTCCAATTTTTCGAACCGTTTCGATTGCTACCAATGATTGTTTTAGAGTGCTTTTCGTTATTTTCAATGCTTGATTCATATCTTATAAATTGAGTTGGATATCCTGCATCTTCTCGCACGATAGCCGCTGTGTTATTTGACATAGTCAATTGATTTTTAACTAGATCAAATATAAGAGAGTCATCTGATGACTGTATGCGATCTCCTGTAAAGCGATTTGAAGCAATATCAATAGAATTTAGTTGTGTGATAAAGGCTTTTTGGGCCATTAATTCCCTGATGAATGCCTGATTAGTTACCAACTTGTTGATCATGGCAGAATCTACTAGCATTTTATCAGCCGTTACTGAGTTTGAGGCTAAAATCGGTGTGGTGACTGATCCAGCCTTCATGTGCCCAGTTTCCACGCTCTCGCTTGCAATGTGACGACCCAAAATAGATCCATCGACTACCATGTCCCCTTTTACTTTAATCAATTGTGCGATCAAAGCAATGGATTCAGGCTCTTGTACCATTAGGGAACTAATTGTTCTCCCGTTGATGCTTTTTCCAGTGCCAAAAGAAATTTGCCCAGGGGTGATCTGGATATCCGTTTTTCTCAGCATGTCACCCATTTGATTTGTGATTGTCGCAAATTGTCCTTCTACTGTCTGCTTGTACTCAGCAATCTTTGAAGATATGACTTGATCATTGTTTTGTTTTAAATCTTCGAATCTTCTTGTGATTCCAGCTACGTCCTCAGTGTATTGCGATTTAGCAACATACCCTTGTTCTAGAATTTGTCTAGTTGCTTTCAGGGCATCTACGGCAGATTTTTCGGAGTATGTCAACATGCGCTGTTCAAGTTCACCGCTTGGTCCTGTCTTGGTCTCTAATTTAGTTAATTGAGTGGTTAGGCCTTCCACTGTCTTCTCAAAAGTAGCCTGCACTTGCTCAACTAGATAATTTTGATCTTCTGGATTAGGCTGCCATAGCCGGTCATTTGTACCCTCGTAGAAGTCAAGCTCAGTCATAAACATTCCAGACCACACGTTTGGTCTTCCTTGATATTCAAAGAGAAGGTACCCTTCATCAAAAGCTCCTGTGTTGAAGCTAAAAGTTTTTTTGATAGCCTTGTCTGAATTAAATGCTGGCGATCCAGTCTTATCAAAAATTACTTGTGCTTCTTCAAAGTCATTTGTAGAGCCTTTCCTGCGTTTGCAAAAAGTAATCTTGACTCTTGCAGTATTAGCGTCAAACGCTGTCAAATTCAGCATATAATCTGTATTTTGTTTGACAATAAAGCGTGGACTATGAACAGATGCGCCACTACTCAATAGAAACATGCGTTTCTGTCCGTTGAAATAGTATTGATGAGCTGTGAAGCTCAAGCGCCCATTGGCCTCAGTCCAATATTTCAACCCCTCATCTGCCCTCGAGTTCCTGAGCATGTTAGGGCCACCGCCAGCACCCATTGAAGTAAATTCTTCTTTGATGCCATTCACTGTCTGTTCAACATAAGAGCGATCTGCTTTACCATTGGCCACATTAGTGAGGTCAGAGATGGCTTTCTCAGTCGTCTGCTCAAACCGTGATTGTGCGCCTTGAATACCGACAAATTGGCTTTGTGTCTGATCCTTGAAATCATTGATCAGCTTATTGATGTCCACATTACTAGTCTGTAACTGGTCAGTAGTAGCTTTCAAGCCTTCCATCTTGACAGTGATGTCGCCATATGTTGCATTAAACTCTTGTGTAATTTCGTTCTTTGCTTTTTGGCTTGCTGCATTGATCTTGTCAGTGACTTGAGCCGAGATTTCCTGCTTGACCACTTCAGCTTGTGCTTTTGCTTGCTCAATGCCATCTGTGATTTTATGTTCCAGCTCTTTTGCTTGCTTGTCATACTCAGTATTGGCATTATCTACAAGCTTCTGCACTTTCGCTTCGTATTCAGCATCATAAGACTTCATTTTCTTGTCAACGGAGTCGTTGACCATGCCTGAGATAGAGTCTGCTAAAGTTCTAGCAACTTCACCGAACCCGATGCTGACAAGTTTGTTGCTCATTGGGTTAAACTTGTATTTCGTGATCTTTTTTCGTAAATCGACATCGTAATTTTCGTGGAAGATGCTCACGATGTCAAACATGTGTACTGGTTGATCTGCTTGGCCTACAACATCAATTTCAAGACTTTCTTCGATCATGTCGCACAATGTCTCTCGGAAATAGCGCTTGCCGTAATCCTCAAGCGTTTTTTGATCAACAACGTCCTGATCTTGTACTTCCATATCTGCTTCGTAGATATGCTTGTATTTATTGATCAATGGGCTATCAATGGTCACGGTTAGGATTTGATCTTTCTTACCTTCCTCGTGAGCTTCGATAACCTTCTTGAAATGGATCCGTGTTCTCAGTTCTTTAGTGGATTTTGATTCCTGAAACGACTTCATGTTTTTCTTGTAGGCAAACAATGATTCGTTCTCAATCCCACCATGCTCTAATAATCGCACGCTGTACTTATCCCGGACGAGATCTCCACCCCATTGCCCAACGATGGAGTGCTTGTCTTTGACCAAGGCTTCCATCGCTGAGATATCTTTAAGATTAAGGGTGTGTTTTGACATCACATCGGAAAAAAACGTAAATGGTGTTTCTCGTTTAAACCCGGCAACAAGTGCATTCATCACAGTTGCTCCGTTAACCCGATCAACATTGATCTTGTTGATGGAATATCCATTAAGTAATGTTGCTACTTGATTGGCATATACAGTGACATATCCGTGTTGCTTTTCGACTTCGAAGATAGTAAAGTACTGCTCTCCATGTAAATCATCAGCAACTAATTCTGTTTCTGAAGTTAACAATGCCCATTTTGGATCTGAGGTTGGAAATTTAAAAGTGAGTTGATAGGTGCTGTTAGCTTCCTGGACAATTTCAGAGCTAAAAGCTTCATTAAGAGGGAAGTTTCCCTCTTGCAGATAGATCATACTTTATACCTCCAATTCCCTTTTATTGTGATTTTTGAAACAGTTCCTGAAACTGCAATACCAGAAGTGCCTGGAGCAATTTCGAAGAAACCACCTCTTTTTCTCAATGTATTTTTCAGATTTCCATTTTTGTCATAGACATTTTGTTTTTTATGACGACAGTCAATTGTTGCTTTTGTATCAATCGTGAGTTGCATGGTTTGCTTCCCAATGGTTAGAGAGACATCACCATTGCCCTCGATTGTAATGATAGGTTCAGAATATACCGTTCCTGGATTGTTTACTGTGCCGTTACCTGCCAAAGTGACTGCAGCATCATTATTTAAGTAACGGAATGGATGCATCTTTAACTTGATTTCTAAAGTCCAAGCATGCAAGCCGTTTTGTTTAAATGATGCGCTCTGAAAATCAGCATAAAAAATAGATCCTGGCCGATGACTAAACTCTATTTTATTTTCTTCCGGCTTGAATTGATTTACAATCATTTCGATTTCGCTTGTTTTGACAACGTACAAGCTTACTGTCTTATCGTACCCATCATAAGCTCCATCGTAGAGATTATAATCTCCATTGGCTCCATAAATCGTATTTGATTCGACCCTTGGTGTTGCCGTCTGGTCTTCTCCAAAATCTGTCACATAGCAGTTTGGGATTGATCCAGTGTCAAATCCATTTATAATCATGTTAAACATTAGATTCCCTCCCTTGCCATGATTTTAGAATATCTTTGATAGCTGTTTTGCGCCAGAACGTCACCGTCCAGATACGTTTCTGACGGTTTTTCAAGGATAGCTGTAAGGATCTTTTCTAAACTTGCCCTCAGAATTGCGATCTCAGCAACGATATTTTCACCACTGTAGCTATTTCCGGTAGAATTATCTTTAAACGAAAATTGCTTGCTGGCATTTTTAATTTCTCGCAAGAATTTAGCATCTTCTGGGATTCCGACCCCTGCCGCATATCTTGGGAAACCTAGATTTTTCATCAATCGTTTAGTTCTATCGGCTCGCAATACTTTTGATCCACGAGGTAAGTTAAGTACGACATCCCGTCCATCTGGTATAAATGAGCTTCCATCCGGTAATGTTACCATTTCTTTGTAGACTGCATTTCGCTGGTCGTTAACCATTGCAAGTCCGCCCTCGTGGTAGTCTGTACCATCTTTAAAACCAAGTGCTGCTGCTGCTCCTCCTATCATACGCTTCACAACATCAATGTATACCGTCTTTCCCTGTACACTATTAATGTTTGCCTGGGCGCTCCCAACAGGCCCTGCAGTGTTATCTTGCGCATTGATTGGTTTCACTGGGCTTGGTGTTGCGTTCCAAGCATTTTGATTATCAATCGCTTGTCGCGCTGCAGTAATCGCACCAGTTGGATCACCTAATTGCGGTTTAATAGGCGAAGGAGTATTATTCCATTCTTGCTGTTTATTAATCGCTTGCTGTGCGCCATTTGTGGCATTACTTGGATCAACAGTAATTTGTTTGGTTGGTACATTAAATCCATTGTATAAACCTAAAGCGCCCATAGCTTGGTTCGTTCCAAGCGTCACACCGTCTGGTGTTGCGATCAAGTCCGTCTTATGATCGGTCGGTAGTGTCAAGATGCTAGACATTGCACTAGCGATAGCACTCTTGGTCTTGTCTTCTGCATCCAAGTTGACTACGTGAGCCATACCAGTAAGAGAGTCAACTGCTAATCTGACACGTTCAGCTTTATCACTTGCAGCATCTTTTAAGATTAACTCTTTCTGCTCTGGTGTGAGTGTGTTCCAACGTTCTATAATCGCAGTAGCACGCTCTCCTGATGACAAGAAGTCAGTATTTTTCATCAAGAGTTCCTTGACCTCAGCTGGCATAGCGTTGTACTGTTCAAGCAATGTCTTGCTTTCGAGTACTGCCTGCATACCTTTATTGTTACCGACTACAAGCTCTTTTTCTTGTGGAGTCAAACTGTCCCACTTACCAACTTCAACTAATGCCTGACCAATAGTCATCTTAGCGTTGGTCTCGAGGTTTGCATTCTTGAGGATGAACTGCATATTCTCCCAGCCGTTTTCAGCTTGAAGAGCTTTAGTTACTTCTTCTTGTGCATTAGTTTTTACTGACGCTGTCTTCGGATCCCAGATGAGGCTTTTCCATATTAGGTTGGCCTCTTTCGTTTCTTTAGACATATTTACAGTATCTTTTGCAACCATGCCGGAAGATCGTCCAATGACGTCGGCAAATTGATCTGCCTTAGCCATCATCTTATCATAGTCAAGTCCAAGTTCTGCCCAATCCTTACGCAACTGGTTGAAGTACATCTCACGTTGTCGATCATCACCAAAATTAAGAGGGACTTTTTCACTCAATTTCTTTTGAAGAGCGGCATACTCACGACCAAATGCTTCCATTTTGGATTTATGCTGAGCGCTTAACTCTTCCATTTTTTGGTTGTATTCGGATTTATCGATAGTCTTTTTGTCGTACTCTTCTTTTAAAGCTTTTGTTTGGTCCTCGTAAAGTTTGATCTCATCTTTCAACCATTTAGCAACTACTCCAGAACCTTTTCTCAACTGGGTCTCGTTCAAGTCGTTGATCTGACCATTCATCGCTTTGATGATAGCTGTGCGCTCATCTGCAGAGAACTTCTGCATCTCTAATTGCTTATTGATAAATTGGTTTTCATAATCGTAGATGAGTGCTTGTTCTTCACGAGTGATCTTGCGTTTTTGGTTAGACGCATTTTGATAGATCTGGATGATCTCATCAGTCATAGTTTGGACGTTCTTCTTCTGCTGTTCTGCTTGTGCTACAGCACGTTTTTGGACTTCTTCAGAAGCTCCGATTTTCTCAAGGTTTTTTTGAGTACGTTGGAGATCCTTATCAATTGCCTTTTGCAGGTCACTTGAGAGTCCCTGGACGCTCTTGCGGACATTTTCAACGGCTTGAGATCCACCATTTCCAAAACCAATCATTGCTTGATGGGCATCATCGATTTTAGCTTTTAATTTCGATAGTTCCTCAGCTTGGACCTTGTTCACCGATGTTCCCCAAGTCCGAGTCCTCTCGTCTGCGTCTGCCATTTCTTTGGCTACTGCAGCAATCACACCAACAGCAACACCACCTATCAGGACTCCCCAGGTAACAGGGTTTCCAAGTAGTGCGATCCCTTTTGCCAATAAGCCTGTGGAAGCTACTGCACCTTCTGCAGCAGTACTTGTCGCAGTGATACCAGTAGTTGCAGTTTTAAACGCAGAAGAAAGACTGCTACCTTGTTTAAATAGTTGGAATGTCTTGCCTAAGACAGAAAGTCCACCTCCTACTTTACCAATTCCTTGAGTAAGGAAGCCGATACCTTTAGTGATACCACCAATGACTCCGATACCTTTACCAAGAATAGATAAAGCTGGTCCTGCCCCTGCTGCAAGTAATCCCCATTTAATGATATTTTGTTGCTGAGACTCACTCATTTCACTAAATGCTTTAGCCATGTCGGCTAATTTTTGAACCCAAGGTTTTGCAGCTTGCAAGCCCGAATTCATTGCTTTCAGAAGCGGTCCACCAAATTCAATTGCTAAATCAGTAATTTGGTTTTTAAAGATTTTTAACTGAGATTCTGTAGTCTCATAGCGTTTTTGAGCCTCGGTAGTAAGGGCTGTATTTGCTTTCCAGGCATCATTTGCTTTGACTAATGCTTGATGCATCAATCCACCAGCTCCTGCCAAACGTTGCATTGTATCAACTTCTTGGGTTGATTTGATGCCGAGTGCTTTCAAAGTGCTGGTAACATCTCCACCGCTCTTTTTGATCTGCTCCAAACCATAAACGAAATCAAGAATCGCATATTGCGGATCTTTTTTCCATTCAGCAGCGAAGTCTTTAGCGCTCATGCCGGCTACTTGTGCAAAGCCTTTTAGCTTTTTACCACCAGAGAGTACTTCCGTGTTGATTTTTTGTAAAACACGAGAGAACGAACTTCCCCCTGCTTCGGCATTAATACCTACTGAACTCATTGCGGTAGCAATACCCATTATCTGCGGTTCTGTTAATCCGACCATGTGTCCTGTACCTGCTAGACGCAAGCCCATTTCCATGATTTCAGATTCTGTTGTTGCAAAGTTATTCCCGAGATCAACGATAGTAGATCCTAGCCGTCTAAATTCAGACTGTGGCATCTGAGTGATGTTTGCAAAACGGGCCATTGCGGTAGCGGCTTCATCTGCGGTCATGTTAGTCGATTCACCGAGGTCGATCATGGTTTTAGAGAAATCAACAATGTTTTGTTTCTTAATCCCTAATTGACCTGCCGATTCGGCTACTCGTGCGATATCTGCAGCGCTTGCTGGCATTGTTTTAGATGCCTCTCGAATAGCGTTTGACATCTTCTTGTATTCGCCCTCAGTAGCGTCAACCGTTTTTCTAACTCCAGCGAAAGCAGACTCATAATCTACGGCAGCTTTAACTGCAAATCCTGCGCTTGCAATCAACGGAGCTGTCACTCCTTTGGTTAATGTCCCTCCAAAGTCAGAAACTTTCTTGCCAAATTTTTGGATGTTATCTCCACTTTTAACAAGATTCTTCCCAAAGTTTTCCATTTTCCCAAAAAAGCTATTTTCACGTCCGACAGCTTTCAGGGCTTGCTCTACTTTGTAGAGTTGCCCTTCCATTGCTGACAATTTTGCATTTTCTCGCTCAATATCAGCAGCGGCTTTGTCAAATTTAGCAGATCCAGGATCGAGCTTGTCGAAGTTCTGCTTCATTTGATCGAGTACTTTCTTTTGTGCTTCAATGGCCTGTCCTAAAGACTTGTATTTTGCTTTGAGGAGTTCAGTACTCTTACCATTGTTTTTCAATGTGCTATCGAGCGCTTTGACATTATTTTGGAAATACTTCACAGCGTTCTTTGCACTTGTTAAGCTAGGATTGAACTTTGACACGTCCAGCCCTAGTTCTATATACATTTGTCCTAGTGGCGTTCCACCTGCCATTTTTCCTCCTTTTACAAACAAAAAAAGCCCCAAGAGGCTTTATGCTTCCATTTCTCCAAAAATGTCAGCCAGATCTAAAGACGCATTTTCGGTTTGATCTTTATCAAGATCAATAATTCCGATCAGATCTTCCCAGCTTAATTCCATCACATCATGGACATTCATGTTATATGGTCCATCAGCAACTTCCTTAACGAATTTGTAGAAACGTTTTAATGCGTTTTTAGGATCTATTTTTTCCCCTTTGGGTCCACATCACCCACAAGATGAGCATAGATTTCAGTGAACACTTCAATGATTTTTGCAAAATCAGTATGTTCTAGCAATTGCTCTACTGTCACATTTTCAAATAGTGACGCAATGAAGCCTAATTGTTGATCCAATTTTTCAACTTCTGTCTTATCTGATGTGAGTGAGTCATTTAGTACAAGGTAATCACGATAATCACGAGTAGTAATTTCTTTACTAGAGTAAAGTACATCTTCTCCAGCTTCGTTCTTCATGGTAAATGTAATTTTTGACATTGTTTGCCTTTCTTTAATTAAAAAAGCACCGAATGGTGCTTATTTCATTTTGTCCAAGTTTTATTTAAAAATTCAATTTTATTGACATCATTATCCGAATGGTCATTATCCATCGCATAAAATATAGCTATGGTTGCCTCTTTCCCGGCTTGTATGACGACACTTTTATCCGATTGAATAGAAACAGTATCATCGTTAGACATAACGGAATCATAAGCAAGATAATTGCCTTTGTCATCGCTCGCAAGGAATTTACCTGGATTGAATTCAATATTCGATGAGTCGTTATTTTTTATAGTCAGTGTTGCCGTTACTGGGATGAAACTTTTAGAGTCATGGTTCATCGCAAGCATTCCGGAAGTTTGTTTTTTCGGTTCGCTGACAGCAATTTGAGTTTTGTCGAAAAGAACTCCGTCCCCAAATTTGTAGCTAGTCAATGAATTCATTCCAAGAACGAAATCATTTGCTTCCAGAAATAAATCGTGATCTACGTTTGATACGTATGTAGAGAGCTTATCTTTTACCATGACAGCTCTGTCCTTCTCTTCCTTTACGCTTTCCAATTCCTTGTGTGTCTTAGAAAGTTGGTTGTTGGAATTTACGAGCATAATAGCAAGTACAATGGAAACTAGGGTGATCATAATTGTTAATGTTATTAAAACTGTATTTTTCTTATTTTTCATAGCAAAACCTCCACAACTTATTATATCAATAATTGTAAAGGTTTACAACGATATAAAGATAAATAAAGGGGCTAAATGCCCCAATTATTATCCTGCTACTGCCATACCAAGTTTTGCTTTCAATTTCTTGATTTTTGTTTCATCGCTACCAAAGTACATTGTACCGTACTTGTTCTTGGTTTGCTCGTCAGTGCTTGCGCCTGCAGCAAATGATACATCTGTTGTAGCAAGTTCCTCAGCTTTTTCTTTGAGCGTACTGAGGTCAATAGCATCCATTGCCAGGTTTCCTTTGTAAAAACCATAGTAAGCTCCACTGCCATCTGCAGTATTTGATTCTAGCAAGATTGCAACGTCTTTTGAAACTGTGTCAGCTCCGAAATCAAGAATACCATCGTCGTCTTCGTAACCTAGAGCTTTAACGTAGAGCGCTACTGGAATATCCAAGAGCCCGAGATCTACCTTAACATCTCCAACCCCACGATTGTTTACGTAGTAAGCAATATTGCTTCCGAATGATTTGATAGCATCAGCAGCAAGACCAGTGATTTTTGCGGTTTGAGTGGCACCTTCCCCTTTTTTACCTTGGATAATAAAGAGGTTTTCTCCCTCGGTCGGAGTCTGGTTCCCATCCAAAATGCGAACTGTCAAGCTTTTGAAACCGACTGTCGCTGTACCTTGTTTTTGTTGTGTCATATTAAATTTCCTTTCTAATAATCGTCATACAGTCTGCTCTTTCCTTTATAGGTCCTAGCATCTGCATAGCGTTTGATTTCAGGGATCCATTCATCTAGACCCCCAGCAATTTGATAGAATCCTTGTGATTCCATTACCTTTTCGACTAACCCTTGCAGTTTTTTGCATTCAATACGGTTGGTCGATTCGACATTGATTTGATAAAGAAATGTTTTTGAAAAACTTGTATTGCTTCCCTGGTCACTTTGGATAGGTGGCCCTAGTGGGATAATAACAATACTCGTCTGATTTGTTGGTAAGGTTTCAGGACGCTCAAATGATTTGATAGTGATTTTAGAAAGTTCCTCATCGCTCATCAGAGCATCATATATTTCTGACATCTTGTCTTTAATCATCCAAGCCCTTCTCCTTTCAATTTAGTTGCTAACCTATATTTAAACTTTTCTTTGTTGGCTTCCGAGAATCTTCGGATAACACCGAATCCCCTTGGATGGGCCTTTTTGGCATATCCAAATTCGTTCAAATGTTCCAACCGCCAACGTGATCCAGCACCAAAACCAAGTTTAACCATTGGTACTCCTTCAAAAGCACCCGTTACATTTCCGACAGTTGCGCTTTCAATTGTTTCTCCGGTATCTTTAAAAACTTGTAGGGCGACTTTAAAGTCTTCAAGTGTTTCAGTTGCTGCGCCTTTCAAGGCTCTATTTGCAGACCTCCTCACTTTCGCATCGCCCAGCTTTGCCTCTAAATTCCGGATGACTTCATCGAAGCCTCTTAATGTAGCACCACTAGTCATTTGATCCACCAATGATAACAATTAAATAATCACGGTTGTCATAATCAGGGCGAACGTCAATGATCTGCCATTTTTTATTTTCTAATCGGTGATCATTCACTTGTACGAAATGTTTATTATCAGGTTGATAGCTTGTTAAAGGATCTCTTATTTTTAAGGTCATCTTTGCAGTCATTGATTTTCCTGTTGAAATTTCGATATCCTTTAAGCTAGGTGAGTAGATTTTTGCGAATGTATAAAATACTTTCTCAAAGCTTACATCCCGGCCATCTAATCCTTCAAGTACTTTTGAGTTATAAAACTCTATTGGAGTTCTTAATTCACTTGTATTGGTTTCTGGTTTCTTGTATTTAAACTCAGGCTTATTCATCTTCCACAGCTACATCTTCGTTTGGAATTTTCGAAGCTACTAAATCATATTCTTTAACAAAATCAGGTAATTTCTTCATCAATTCATTTTTTCGATCCTCATCAACTTCAAAAATGTCTCCAACGTGTCGAACGACATTTTCTTTTAAGTCGAAGAAATCTTGGATTGTTTCTAGCACTCTTTTCCTCCTATTGGGTGGTTTTGAAGTGATAATTCAAGGAGTTCTCCTTGAAAATTTGCAAAGAAAAACTCGACCTGATCATTGTACAAATATCTTGCACGTTCCAAAACAAGCTCTTCAGTGCGAGAATCTGACAAATCAAATGCTCCTGTTAAGTCAAGAATTGCTTTTTCGGATGAAACTAACATCCTTGAAAGATTCCCGTCTTCGGCATCATGAAAGATTTTCATCCGCTCCTTGAATGTCCCTAGAAGCGGATGAAATTGTTTTGTTTCTTCCATTTGGTGTCACCACCTATTATTTAATTTTCAATACCCAGACAGCAGCAGTCTTTTCATCGTGAGCCTTACCATAAGCGAATTGCTTAGCAGTGTAGAGGTTCAAGTCTTCGAGAGCATAAGTCTCAGTAAAGCGACCAAACTCGATTCCACCACCTACGAATGCATCATAGCGACCTTTGACGAATGTAGTCACTTTACCAGTAGTTTGAGCAACTGACTCAACTAAGATCAAGTTGTACGGCATTGCAGTCACATACGTTCCTTGAGCGTTCAAGGAAGTGTATTGTTTTTTAACATCCCATGCATCAGCTGGGTTGACTACCATAACGACATTTCCTTCAACTGCAACTGGATTTCCGTCAGACTTAACAGAGTGATGTTTGTACACAGCAGTCAACTCTTTGACAACAGTTGCAGAGTCAGCAAATGTAAGGTTCGCAGTTTGGGCCTCTTTTTCTGCAAATGTTGTTTTATTGCCAGCCGCAGTTCCAGTGAGGGTACGAGAAAGACCGATAGGCTTGCCGTCTCCGTCACCATTCAAGAAAGCAGCTTCCAAAGCAGCAGCAAACGCTTCTGTGATTTGTGCAGATACAAATGATTGCAACCAAGCAGGACCGAATTTTTCAGAGTCTTTAGGAATGACTACAAATGCAGTCAACTTGTTTTGAATAGCTTCTTCTTCGTTGAAGGCTTGTTTCAATTGACCTTGGATTTCCCCATTGATCTTGCCCCAAACAGCTTCACCAGTTTGAGTTGATTTGAGGAATTTAAGGCGGATGCCAGCATTGCGCAATCCAATGTGTTGCAAGAGTGGACGAGATTTTACCATATCGTCAAAGATACGGTCAATGGTTTCTTGTGGGAAGAGTTTTTCTACTCCTACAGGAGCAGTTTTGTCGATGTCGTTGAAAAATTCACGAGCTTCGGCAGTCAATTTAGCATCATAAGGATTCATTGCTGAAACTTCCTCATGAGCGGCATTGCGAGCTTGCTCCATCATTTCGTTTGTCATCGACTCGATCATTTCATTGTAAAGTTTCGCTTGCTCTTCTTGAGGCGCACCATTTGCCACTGCGTTCAAAAAGTTCTGACGAATTTCGTTGAATTTGTTTGATAATTTCATTGTCATTATTATTTTTCCTTTCTAAAATGCAAAAAGACCGAACCCTTTAGGTACAGCCTTGTTTGTGTTATTTTCTGGACTTTCTGGAATGGTAAATCTTTTTTGTACAAATTCACTATTTTCAAAAGTCTCTTTTTCAATCTGTCTAGCTTCCAGCTTATTAGCTACCAGCTCAGCAATTTTATCAACATCAGGAGTCATTGCTGACTTCATCTTGTCAATAAAATCATGTGGGATCATTGGAGTTTCGCTTGCAGCAAATGTAGGAGCTATTTCTCCAGCAAACATGATTCTATCGGCAAATCCTTGATTTACTGCTGATTCAGCATCGAACCAGGTAGTCTTGTTCATCAGATCCAATAAATCGTCCAATGCTTTTCCAGTTTTATCAACATAAGCATTTGCGATTGACTTATTAAAACCTTCAAGCACTCCAGCTTCGTGAAGTAGAGTGTTGTGGTCTCCGTCAACTCGTGATGACACATTGTGGATCATGATTTGAGCAGTAGGGCTAATTTCTACGACATCACCAGCCATTGCGATAACGCTCGCTGCGCTTGCAGCAATTCCCACGATTTTAACAACTACTTTCCCTGAGTAAGATCGTAATGCAGTATAGATTTCGCTACCTGCATAGACATCTCCTCCCCCCGAATTGATATGGACTTCAATGTCCTCACCAGTTTCCGGAAGTACTACATTTTTAGGAGCGGTACATTCCCAATCAAGCCAATCATAAAGCCAAGCATCATCGTTTGACACGATTGTTCCTTTAATCGGAATCACTTTCATATTCTTTCTCACCTCCCTTCTCTACATCTTCACCAAGTTGGTAGTTCTTAGTGATCAGAGGCTTGTCGCCCCACGGTACAGCTTCAAGGCCAAGTTCCTCACGAACCTCATTGATAAGCATGGATCCAGAAGAAATCAGCTTGTCAATACTTTGAGCAAGCGAGAATTTGTCTCTTTGCCCTTCACCAACAATGACAAGACGCTTATTGTCTTTGTACTCGCTTCTGCTTAGTAAAGCAAAGTTCAGACCATCACTCATTTTCTTAACAAGCGACTGGTAGCAATAGCTATTAAACATCTTCTGACTATTTTCCAGATTAGCCATATCCCCATGCATCAACGCAGTGGGAATTCCTAAGATGTCGGCCACCTCATCATCAAATTGCCTACGGAGCTTTTTGAGCTCATCTACGGATAGATTTGATGTTCCTGTAGTGTTGGTCAGCTCAGAATATTCCATTCCTTCTTGAGCTGGGACAATCGCTACTGTCTTGGTCGTAAATGATTTAAAGAGACCATCTGCATATCGTTGCATCTTTTCTCGCTTGGATTCATCAAAACTTGCATTCGTTCTTGTGCTGAGTACTCCACGGATCTGATTGTTTCGTGCGAGTGCTTCAACTAGTCGAGTGTGTAGTTTCTCATAATCGTTGAAGAGTTGCGTGAAATATTCTTGAAGACGATTGTTATTGTATTGCAAGAAAATGACTTCATTCATCTTGAATGGTTTCTGGAAAGTGTAGTTCTGACAAGTTACAGATGTGAACGTGTCATCGAACACAGCATATTTCTGTCGAATGTACGAGTCAGCAATCAATAACTGATCGTCATTCGATAAGAAAATTAGTACTTCGTTATTGGTCAATAAGCGGTAAACCGCCTTTTGCCAAAACTCAGAAGCAGATTCATTCTTGTTGGGTCTTACATTTAGCAGATAATCCCAATCAGTAGCTGTCTTTTTCCCATTCTCAATGAACTTAAACTCAGACCTTGCAAAGATGCGGGCCACAAATTCAGCAGCCTTGTCAATCGATAGGCTCTTTAGTTGCAGATTTCCAAAGATCCGCTCCAGCTCATCAAATTCAAAACTTGGTTCCGGAACTTCTCGCTTGAATAAATTTAGCCATCCCAAGGCACCTCCTCCTTTCTAAATTTTTATGCCTGCCACCCACCCGGATCTTTCTTTTACCGTTTGAAGAAAGATTTTTTAGAGCGTTTTAATTCCTTCTTGATTGATTCAAACTCTTTATTTGTTTGTAAGACATTTTGAACGCAAATATCTTCATGTCGCTTCACGGACTGGCTCAAAGTATTCAATTCAGCAGTGATTGAACCAATCTTGTTCAATAATTCCATGTTTTCTTTGCTTACTACTGCAAGCTCACATTCAAGTCCTTGAATCTTTTTTTCAAGGTATTGTTTTTTCTTCATTCGTTTGTTCATTTTGTTGTCCTTTCTAAAATTCCCAATCTTCGATCACGTCAAGAAAGTCTCCAACAGTACTCTCTTGAATAGTTTCTCTCTTGTAGAGAGCAGCAATAAAGGCATGGAATCCGTCAGTTTTTCGTCTCAACGGTTCCTTTTTCAAAAATCTCTTATTCCCGTCTTTGTCTTCTTTGACAAAGGTATTATCGGTATACCAGAGCATTGATTTGTCGTTTTCAAAAATGAATCTTTCGTTCGCAAATCCATCTTCAATGATTGGAGCTACCTTCGACTGTATCGCTCCTGGATTTCGCAAAAATTCATACTCAAAATCAGCTTCTTCCAACAATGGTTTCAGCAGGTCCATCCTAAATCCATCTGCGCAGACAATTTCGATATTGTAGAGCTTGCGCCACTGAATCAATTTGTCAACTAGTAATCTTGGATCTATACTTGGACCGTCTACGATAGTAAAGAGCCCATGCTCCTGCCATTCACGGATTGGAGCCTTGATTTTAAACATATCCAAAAATTGCTTTCTGGCAAAACTGTGTTGTTTCCAGATAAAATCATCACCATTTTTGAAAAGTAGCCCCACACTTGCAAAGTCTCTGATACTTGCGTAGTCAAAACCAGCAACACAAGATCTTCCTGAGAGATCTATGCCAGGGCTTCTCAATGCAGCCATTAACTTTTCACGAGTGGTCACATCTTTTTCGATGTCTGCTTCTGGAAGGTTCATACGTTTTGTCATAAACTCTTGTCTGCCTGATGGTTCCAATTCCAAATCATCATAGTCAGCTTTCGTTCTAGCCAGTAAACGCTTGGCATAAGGTGTTGTTTCATCCAGCATAGGATTAGCTTTTGGCCAGTTGCTCATATCATCCACTTCTTCCGGATCAT